TCGAAGGCGGTAGCAGCTGGCGTCTCCGCTGCGGTGTCTAGTGTGCTGGCGTTCTTGACGATGCCTTTTAAGGGTGTTGAGGCAAGTGCCTTGAAGGTCGGTAAATGAATCTACAAAACTTCCGCATTGAAAAGGAACCTGCACCGTCTACAGACTGGCGTGTCTTTGGTGACATATACGACGACGCAGATAATCTCATTGGCACATTTGGTCAGGACGGCACATCAGTCAATATATGGTGGGTTCAACAAGACGAAACATTCCAATATGGGATTGTTCAACAGTTTGCAGGAATTATGGCTCAGCAGATGACTAGTGGAGTAGCTGAATAATGGCAACTTACTATGTCCGCACAAATGGTAATGATGCCAATGCTGGCACAGGACCATCAACCGGACAAGCATGGCAAACCATAACCAAGGCAATAGGAGCCACAGGGATTGCACCCGGTTATACTCTTTACATTGCACCCGGTGTTTATCGTAGTGCTTTTTCTGCTGGCTTCACAAACCCTGCAAATGAGTCTCAGCGTATAACTATTTCGGGTGATCCAAAATGTCTATACTTTACTGACATCACACCGAATGCTGTAATCCTGACAAACTACGACACAAACACAACATCAATCAGTACTCAAACGTTGAATGTCGTAAAAAACTTTATAACCATAAAAGACTTGTATTTTTTTGGTAGCACAAACACTGCAACATTTACACTGGCAACAATGCAAACTGCTGCCTTAGTTATGGACAATATTTGTTCTATTTCAGTTGAGACCACTACAGAGTCTGGCGGATTTAGAGTTTATGTCCCAGATGGTGCGGCAGGAGCTACTATCAGGCGGTGTATTTTCTTTGGTCAGAACTTGTTCAGAGGTGGCAATACATCGTCTTATAACTCTAACACGTTGATACAAGATTGTATTTTTTCCACAACTACAACATCATCAACAATCAGTGCGCCTCTGACGATAGGTAATTTCCCATCGGGGACTTTTGGTGGCATCACAATTGCCAACTGTTCATTTTTTAGTAGCTTAAACTGTTTAAGTTTTTATCAAGGAACAACGCTGAGTACGACCCATCCTATGACAATAAAAAACTGTTATTTTCAGGGTACGTTTGGCATTGTTTCGTCAAGCACGTCAGCTCAAACAGAATCTTATAACGTATTCAATTGCAACACTGCAAGTGTAAATGTAACCACTGGTACTGGTCGTGTATCGAAACCATTCAATCCCCTGGATTTGAGTATGTCTAAGATACAAGGTTGGGGCAATCTCGGTTTTTATTCACCGCTTTCTGTATCTTACGCAGTAAGTTATGGAACAACTGGCAGCACTCTAACGAGCGATATTTATTCAAACGCTTGGCTAAATCAATCAGCTCCGACTGTTGGTGCTGTTGAAAACGCATCATTATCCGGCGGTGGACTATTGACACATCCAGGCATGACAGGGGGCATTCGTGGCTAAGTTATTCGTACAGGCGCAAGCCACATCCAACCGCTCCGAGTACGTGTTCGTGCAAGACAGCGCAAGCACGACAGGTGCGGGTAAGACCGGCATAGCATTCAATGCTGCTGGCTTCACTGCTTACTATGTCAGACCCAGCGGAAACGCAACGGCAATCACGCTTGCAACGCAGACGGTTACAGGTGCTTGGTCATCTGGTGGATGGGTTGAGGTAGACGCAACTAACCTCCCGGGCATCTATCGGTTTGATATTCCTAACGCTGTATTTGCTACTGGTGTAGACCACGCTGTCGTGATGCTCAAGGGTGCATCTGGTATGGCTCCAGTATCGCTTGAATATCAGCTGACTGGATTCAATCCTTCTACTGCATGGTTGACATCAGCGCAGACAGCAGCTGCTGTGCTTGATGCTTTAACAGACGATCATCAGATACATGGAACGTTTGGATATAACTTGCTCCGTGCAGATGCTCCGTCGAAGGAAGGTCTAGTCACATTGCATCAGTCTGGTGGAGTCAGCCGAGTGGACGCAGATATTCACGCGATTGCAAACGATACCGACGCCGCCACGGAACTAAAGGGCGCTCTCCTTCACAACGGAACCGACTACATCTCCGCAGATCTGTTGACGCCAGTGTCAGCTGCGACCAGCGTACACATCGGACCTTATCAACTCCTGGCTGATGGTCTCGGTGCAGATCAGCCACTCGATGTCAATGTTGGCACTGCCACGAGCATCGATGTCCAGGTCACGGATGCGAATGGCACAGGCATCGACATCACTGGCGCGACGGTCACCGCAAAGGTCTACAGCTCAGCGGGGACACTTGTGGCCACATACAGTGGAACTGCCACGTATGCGGACAATGGTCGCCTGTCATTTGGTCTCACGACTACGGTGACAAACACGTCTGGCACGTACACTGTGACTGTGACCAGGACAACCGGCGCGACAGACACGCAGGTGTTCGGTCCACTGAAACTTTATGTGAGGCCAGTATGAGTGTGAACATCATCAACATCACCGAAGACCCGGAACAGGTTGTGCAGCTCGCAGCCTGGACGGGTGACTGGCACACATACGTGGTGCGTTTGGTGGATTCAAACGGATCACCGATTGACATCACGACAGGCACTCTCGGAGCGACCTTCACGAACGCCGCCACAGGCATCGCTTATTCGTTCGGTGGAGGAAGTGTCACACTCACAAAGTCGATGGCCACACAGGGCATTGTGACGGTTCTGAACCCGGCTGCATATCCAACAGCAGCTGTCGTGCGTTTGACATTGTCGCTCACAGTTTCGACTACCGTGCGACGCTTCGGTCCACTACTCATCGAGGTTCTGGCTCCGTGACCGTTAAGGTTGACCTCTCCGGCTTTGACGATGCGGAGCAACGTTTTCGCATGCTCGCTGTATTTCTCCAGAATGCGGTGAGTGCTTCGTACACCGGAATGATTGCACTGATGACTGGTCCGAAGTCTGGTCGCAGATACAAGATGCCAGGAACAAAGACAACGTATCAAGCATCCGCGCCAGGACAAGCACCAGCTGTGCGAACTGGTTTCCTGCGGACGTCAATCACAATCAATAAGGTCAACGATTACGAGTATTTCATCAGCATCGCAGCGCCTTATGGCAAGATACTTGAGTTCAAGAAGAACAGACCGTTCGCAATACCTGCCAGCACGAAGGCATGGAATGTGTTTACAGGCGTGGTGAGGAAGTACTTCAATGGTTGAATCACTGGTCGTCGATGAGTGGATCTATGACACGCTCACAGCTGACGCAACGCTTCAGGGACTGCTGGCGGTAGACAATCGAGCGCCATCGTACCAGCAGGGCATATACCTATACATGGCTCCGGAGAAGGACCCGATCAGCCTGCGACAGCCACAGGTGCCATACATCGTTGTTCGTCACACTGATGGTGGCCAAGAGGATACGCAGTCAATGTGTGGCGGTCGTATCGTTACGAGTTCCGTTCACCAGGTGTGGTGCTGGGACACTCAAAGCGGTGCAGTCTCGATGGCGCGTATCAAGGGCATCGTCGACAGAATCGATACACTGCTTAACAAGCAAAGTGTAAACAGCACGACGCCTGTATTCTTTTTGAATCGCACATCAGTCAACTCAAGCGTGGACGTCAGCCAGGATGGTCGCGTTGATAATGGCATCAGTCTTGTATTCGTTGCCACAATAACTCCAGAGGTATAACCACATGTCCCGTCCGCTTCTCGCCAAAGATGTAACACTTACCGTCACTTTCACTGCAGCTGCATTGACTGGTGACACGACTGCACTTCCAACTACAACCGCAACATCCGTGGTTTGTTTGGCAAAGTCCTTCTCGGCAACTGTCACGCAGAACTTGGTCAATGCGACCGCGCTTTGTGCCGTCTACGAGGCATCTCTCGCGACTACACAGGCCGGAACTGTTAACCTCGAACTTTATGTCGACAGTGTCCTCGGACCGCTGTTCCAATCGAAACTAGGTTTCGGCTGTGAGATTGATGTAGACTTAGATGGTGCTGGTTCGGTTGCAGGCGCTGTACTCAAGTACTTCGGCATGGTTACCGAGGCAGGACTAAGTCTAACGCCAGAGGAGACACAGACTGAGACCGCAACCATCAAACTCGGTGTAAGCGGAATCACTGGTCTGTCAGGATCATAATGAGTTCAATCTTCGACAACATTCCAAAGCTTGAAGGTCGGCCTAATCACGTAGTCGACATCGAGCGCTTCATCGGCGCACCAGGAACAATCACATTCCGTGAGCCAAAGGCAGCGGACCTTTTCCCGCGACCTGAAGTCGAGAAGATGTTGAAGATTGCGTTCCCTGAGTTTCCCGCTCAGATGCTCCAGATTCTCATGATCATGGCGCGTTGTTATGTGGTTCAGCCAGGTGATGGTGAAATCAATCCAGCGCGAAGGTTCGCACAGCTCGCTCGTGACCGCTCTGACATATACCTCTATGTGGTCGGAGAGTTCGCGAAGGCATTCCCGATTGACATCGAGCAGGCTGTAGACGAAGTCCCAAACGACTAGGCGGGGTGGCGCAGAAGATTCTCTACTGTTCAGTGAGACATCTGAAGCGTCATCCCCGTGAGACTGACTTGACACTCGAGGAGTTCGCCGAAGTCGCATGGGCCGGAGAGGTCTGGGAAAATCAAATCACAGAGATCGTCAAGGCCGTGATGTCGGTCATGGCTAAAAGGACACTCTAATGGCTTTAGGCATATTCGACATTATCTTCAAAGTGTCTGGAGCTGGTGATGCAGTCCAGGCACTCAAGAACATCAAGAGCGAAGCAAAGCAAGCGGCTGATGGTTTGACACAAACCCAAGAGTCTGCCGGCAATCTCGCGAATCAGTTCAAAGGTCTACTCGCAGGAGCCGCCATCGCTGGCTTCGCAAAATCCGCGCTCGATGCAGCTGTAAATTACGACAGCCTACAGAGAGCGCTGGCAACCACCGTTGGTTCTACCTCTGAACTTACAGCCGAGATGGACAGGCTTCGGAAGATTGCACTGCTCCCTGGTATCAACCTCGAGCAGACAGTCAAAGGTTTCATCCGTCTGAGATCGGCGAAGTTTGACGCCAACACAGCAGAAAAAGCACTCGCTGGTGTGGCGAATGCAGTGGCCTCGGTTGGTGCATCTGCCGATACAGTCGAGCGTGTCATCACCGCGATGTCACAGCTCGCCAACGGGACACAAGTAAACCAGGAAGAACTGAACCAACTTCGCGAAGCATTGCCATCGTTTGGTAAAGCAATGGAAGCGGCGTTCGGTACGCAATCAGCCGAACAGATTCGCAAGATGGGCATCAGTGGTGCAGATGCGGCGAAGCGTATCGCTGACGCATTCAACGCCATGCCGAAGGCATCCGCAGGACTCCAGACAGCGGTCGACAACGTAGCAGACACATACAATCAGCTACAGGTCGCAGTCGGGAATGTTATGGCCTCGATGCTTATGGCGTTTGGTCCGACAGTTACATCCGCACTTGAATCGGTTACCAAACTGATTCAACAAATGACCACGGCTGGCACTGCTGCAAATGCGATGTTCAAAGTCCTGATCGGTATCGGTCTGGCAGCGTTCATTGTTGACCTGTCGAGCAAGTTCGGAATGTTTGTCAAAGCGATTTACACGACCGTGACGGCGCTTCGTGCATTGACAGTCGCGGAGATTGTCGCGAAGGCAGCTGCGAATCCAGCGGCTGCGGCTGCTTCAATCGGAGCCATCATCGCGGCGGCTGGTCTTTCTATTGGTGCGTTTGCCATCATGGACAAGATGTTCAAAACACCATCAATACCGCAGGTTCAGGCTACAGGTGGAACTACATCGATATTGCCTCCGCCTGCGACTATGAGTCCGATTGCACCTGGAATCAAACGCAGTGGTGTCACCGACTCACCAGCACTGAGTCCTGGACATGGACTAGCGCAAACGATGATAGACATCGCGAAATACGCAGCCAAAATGCAGGAATCATTTGTCGAGATGGCAAAGACGATGGAGGCTCAGTTATTCGAGATCGCCAAGAACACTGGTTCGACTCGTGACCTTCTCGACCTTCGGAAACAGACCTTCGGTGGCGGTCGGTTAGGCGCCATCGGTGTGACGGCTGCCGAACTCAATGCTGGCAACAACGCCACGAATCAGGGCGGTGTCGGCATCATTCCACAGACACTTATCCCTGCATCGACTGACCTCGAGCGAGCGATGCGGAAGATGATGATTCAGCAGGGACGACAAACACTCGTGACGGAAATGAGAAGAATCTAATGGCGACAAACTGGCCACTATTGGTCGAGGTCGACTGTCCTGAGCCACGTCCTGACCTAGGACGCGTCTGTGTCGGTGCCGACGGAACTTCCTGGGACCGTGCCTACAGTACTGGCTGGTTTGACAGCGTAACAAATACCGTCATGCCTGCGCCACTTCCTGTCACTGAAGGATGGTCCAGCAACTACAGCGGACTCTATGCTCGCATCCCTCGAAGCTCGTACACGCTCACTACAGGCAGTGTATGGAAGCAGATGGAGATAAACGCGGCTGGTGATTATTACCTCACCGCCACGACACTCGGCACAGCAAACACGGAATGGGTGCGAACGACTTCGTCCTATGTCGCGAATCAGGGCTGGTATATCAGCGCCTATGTTCCGAACTGGGTTGATAAAAGCGCATTGCCATTCCTGCGAGTGCAGTGGGGCTATGGATCCGCATCGACCATCGAGCTGGTGTTCCGTGGTGACGGCTCCTGCATCGTCTACAAGAATGGCATTCAGAAGGGCGTCTACGACCAGTCCGACACCAACCGAAATCCTGGTCGTAATGTAACGACATCGAGTGCTGTGGGTCAACGTCAGGTCAGCCTGATGATGCTTCCATTCAAGCGTCGTGAGTTGTTGGTGACATCGACATTTGGTGCTAACTTCTCGCACACATTTGAGGATCTCAACGACACACCAGGTAACACAATCGTGCCATCTGGAAGTTTCGCCTGGAAGGTTCCATATGGCAGACCGACTGTTCAGATTGCACCAGTCGCATACGAGACCACTGGAATCTTTTACAGCAAACCCATCACGCTTCGGTACGCTCCTCCCACTGGCGCAACATTTGACGCGCAAATCTGGGGTGATGTAGTTGGAACATCCGCAGGAACCGTCACGACTGCACTGGCGGTCGTTGATGCTGGTGGCTCACCGTATACACCAGATGGCATCATTGACACGCTACGCGTCAAACTGACGGTCACGACACCGAGTCCGTATACGCAGACTTATGGCGTTGCAGCTGCTCTCGCGAGTAGCACACCAGACCCGACAGCCACATATGATGGTCCAGTCGACATCACGCAATACATTGACAACTTGACACTGTCGGTCGATGAGACATCTAAGACCACGCTCAAGATGTCGGCAAGGCGTCAGAAACTCCTAGATGCTGGAGTCGAACAGCCACAGATCACTGGTGACCGACCGATTCGCGTGGCTATATCGGACAGCGCCACACCGACACCGACATATACCGATATTTTCAGGGGAACACTCGCTCCTCCGCAGATTCAGTATGAGCAGGGCGATACATCGCTTCACTTCTCTACACTTCAGTTTGAAGGACAAGACCGCTCGCGAGACTTTGAACTGTATTACTTCCAGGACGGAATCTTATACGACGGCTACACAGGCGAGGATGCAATCGGCGACATGATGACCATGGCTGGATATCCTCCGGCCACATACCTCGAGTACAACGATGCAGTCGGCATCGAGATCTCGAGGAGTCCAGACATCGCCCGTGGTTACAGCAACTTTGTTCCACAGCGTGGCGACACTATCGCTTCAATGCTCAATAAACTGAAGACCGACTATGCCGCGACATTCGTCACTGGATGGTCACCAACCGGGTCAGGCTATAAGTTTCAATGGTCGAATCCGAATGACCTCACGCAGACCAGTGTGATGACGTTGTACCAAAGCGTCGCAGCAGCAGCTGCTGGTGGCGTTGTGGCTGCGCTTCAGAACAAGCGTGTGGTCAGGAAGATGACCGCGCATTACGAGTCTCCAGAGTGTAACCAGATCACTGTCATAGGTCAGGACCCGCGCACAGGTGACCTGATCTATTCGTATGAGTTCGACTCAGCCAGCCAGACAGCAGACACTGCTCCAGCAGACAGGCCATACAACTGGCGTGGTCGTCCTGTGCCATACATCCTGAGTGACCCCAGTATTACTTCGAGTGGAGTCGCCTATCAGGCTATGACGGCACTCAAGGACCGCTTGATGACTGGTCGCATCCTCATCGAGTGGGAGAGTGACTTCCTCATCCTCTCAGCGACGAATCGACCTCTATGGGTGCGTGATGTGGTGACCATCATGCAACCTGACGGAGTGACCATCAAGGGTGTCTATCGCATCATTGCAATCCCGACTATCGAGTTCGTGGTCGAGGCTGGTGTGAGGCAGTTCCGCCGGGCTGTGTACCGTGGCCAGTACTTGAATGACGGTGGCGAATAGTGGCGTATCTTGACGGCACACGAACATCGACGCTCACGATGTCGCACACTCAGAACGTCACGGAGCGCATCTGGAATCCGTTTGCATTACAACCGCTCGAACCTGACTACGACACACACTTCACGAACTTCACCTTCGGCGGACATCTAGGTTTCCTCGGTTCACTGGCGATTGTCTCGACAGTTAATGCGCCATCACCTGGTGCAACGTGGACGTGGGAGCTTCGTGCGAATCTGGCGGTCAATAATGGCCACGGAAGCACGAACACGGGATACGTCGTGCTGGCATCTGGAACCGAGACAGGGGCCACATCATACAAGGATGTGAGCGTCACTGTGTCCGGAACCTTTACGGCTTCCGTGTCGACAGACAAACTGTGGGCTATGACGGAGACTGCGTACAGTTCATCCGTGGCACCGACGGTCTTTCCACCGCAGACGGCGTACCGCTGGTATGAGATGACAACGAGTGGCGCCACAGCTGCGTGTAGTATTACGGCAAATGGTGGAAGTGTCAGCGTGTCAGCCGCCGCCACATCGAGGCGGACAGCAGACTACACGGCCATCCTGAGTGCGAATGGATTCTCGAGTGGTGATGTTCGCCATGACTTCGCTGTCAGCCTGGTGAAGGTGAACACGGTTGCAGTGCATGACATCGCGCACGCTCACACATTCCACGCACAAAGTGCCACGGAGTGGAGTCTCAGTGTTCTCGGAACGACAGACGCATTCGGCATCGTTGCAACGGCCAGCGCAACCATCAGCACGTCGAGCTGCTTGGACCGCAATGTCGCTGTCATTGGTCGTACGCGAGCGTGGTCGACATCGTACCCAGACTCACTGAGTGTCGTGGTCACAGGATTCGATGGTTCGTCCAGGACAATAACTGGAACAGGTTCGATGTCAGGTTCTGACACGTTCGTCGACTATTCCACGACTACTGTGCTGACAGATCCGGACTATGGGTCGAACACGCTGACAACGGCGCTCGATGATGTTCCGGCCAGCATCTCCTGTGCCATCACAAGTGCGTCACTCACAGCTGTAGGTGAAGCATCAAGCGAGACCAGGTGCATGTTCCGTGGATTCCGCTTCAATGGCTGGAGTCTGGCATATGCCACAACACGAAGCATTGCCGGAACAGGTAACGACCGAAGACGAAGGGAACACAGTCAGCGTGGCAACAACAATCGGAACCGGCACACATGGCACTGTCTGCGTGTCGCCGAATGGCATGGAATACATCTTTTTCCGCACATCGTCGAGCAACATTGACCGAGTCAAGCGTGACCCGATGGGTAACG